GCTCGCTGTTCCGTGAGCTAAGATAACTTAGGAAGGACCCAGTTTTATTTGAGGGGGTATAGGAGCAATAGGCGGTGTAATATCGCCAGGAATTCCATATTTGGATGGTGCGGTTCTTAATAGATAGAGGGGATCGGGGAGAGATAGCCCAGCGCAAGGCCAAGGCTGAAATGAAATGAGCGCAAAAAGTTGCTAGCAGGTAGCAATAGGGTAGCAAAAAATAAGGGAGTTCACAGGCAACAATCCTGTAAACTCCCTTAAAATATGGTGCGCCAGGAAGGATTCGAACCTCCGGCCTTCTGATTCGTAGTTCGATTTGGGTACTTATTGCCCTATATTTTACTGTTGCTTGATATTGTAATAACAGGGGTATAAGCTCATTTATGAGCTTTTGGCGTCTTGTGGTGTTATCGCCCCTGGGTAGCAATGGGGTAGAAAATTTCGCGTGCGGGTAGCAGGAGGGTAGCAAAAAATGGATCGCAAAAAGACCAAGTGGACTGGAGTGTACCAGCTTACGTCCACCAAGCACAAGCACAAAGGCAAGCCCGATGTCTGCTATTATGTGACATACAAAAGGGAAGGCAAAAAGGTCTGGGAAAAGGTGGGGTGGAAGTCCGATGGATACTCTGCCGAAACTGCATCCCTGGTTCGCGGTGAGCGGGTCAGGGCTGTTAAGCATGCGGACATCCCGGCTGTTGCCACGTCCAAAATCACCATGCAGCGAGCCTGGAAGCTCTATCTGGATCAGCACATCCCCACAATAAAAGATCAAAAGACAGAAATCAGCGCCTACAACAAGCACATTAAGCCGGCGCTGGAGGCAAAAAACCTGGACCAAATTGGCCCGTATGATATCGAAAAGCTCAAAAAGAAAATGACCGACCAGGGATACGCTCCGGCCACAGTCAAGCATGTCCTGGTTCTGATCAGATCCATTTACAACCGCATGCTGGACTGGGGCAAATGGCACGGAGTAAATCCGGTCTCTCGCGTAAAAATGCCCAAGGTAGACAATGCCAGATGGAGATACTTGACCTGGGATGAATCTCACGCCCTGCTGCAGGAGATTGGCCGCAGGTCCGCGACCTGGTACATAATCTCGCTCATCTCCCTGCATTGCGGGCTGAGAGCGGGAGAGGTGTTCGCTTTGCGCGGTGAGCATATAGATATGGACAACGGCATCCTGCAGGTCATAGACCCCAAACACAAAAGCAGGCAGGCATACATGACCCCTGCTGTAAAAGCCACCCTGGTCGGGCTGGAAACACAGCCCAGCAAGCTCATATTTCAAAATAGAAACAAAAAACAAATTACCGAGGTCTCGGAAACCATACCCAGGGCCATCCAAAAACTTGGCCTCAATCAGGACATCGAGGACAGACGGGGCAAGGTGGTCTTTCACACCTTCCGGCATACATTCGGGTCCTGGCTGGCCATGGACGGCTGGCCCATGTACGTCATCGCCGAGCTTATGGGCCATTCGACCCTTGAGATGACCCGCCGCTACTCCCATCTGTCCCCAGGGCATAAACAAAGCGCAATCTCCGGTTTGCATAAATTTTTTATGGCTGGTCAATCGTTGTCACAATTCCCTGCTCCAGGTACGCCTCAATATCCCGTGGACGATACAAGATAAGCTTGCCGTCCTTGAAAAACCTGGGCCCCCGGCCCTGGCACCTCCATGCCTCAAGGGTGGTTTTGCTCATTCCGTACAGCCTGGCGGCTTCGTGCGTCTTAAGGGCTGGCTTGTCTTTTAAGGCAGCAATGACCGCCGCATCTGCAAACGTGCTCTGGATGGCGTCCAAAATTTCATTGGTCATTTTTAAGCCTCTCAATCTCATCGATCTTGGCGTCCAGTGTGGCCATAAGCCGCTCAACCACAACCGGATCCATCATCATATCCGGCCTGGCCTGCATCCTGGTTCTGATGGTGTCCAGCTCAGCATCGCTCAATGGTTGACTCTCCATACATACTCCTTATCTGGTTTAAACCGGCCCGGAGGGGCGTCACGTCTCCGGGCCGACAAAGGAGGTTGGCCGGCTATGCACCGGGCCCGTTCTCTACTTGCCGGGGCTATGCACGACGTGAGTGGTGGGGTCCTCAGCGCTCTCGCCCCGGCCGGCACGGGTCCCACCCTCGGTGTTTGTTATTTTGGCGTAAGCTATACAGGCGTAATGGGCCAGCTTGAGCATGTCCCGCTCCAGCTCTCTCTGGCCCCGAGCGTTTGTTTTCATTCGATTAAGATATCGCTGCATGTCATGCCGGATGTCATCCATGCTGGCCTCGGTCATTTGATCGTCCGGATAGTCTCCGTACTGAGGAATAGTATACTTGTGGATATGGTCCAGGACTTTACAGGCAAAGTCACACCAATCATTTCCTCGATTGGTGTAGGTGGATAAAGCCCAACAATCAAACTCATTACTCATGCCACCGCCTCCTTGCCCTTAGCTGATCCGCGCACCAACGCGAACGCATGACACCTGGGACAATATCTGGCCGTATCTGCAACCCATAAACGCACAATCCGCCCCTGACCCAGGCACCTGGGGCATAGCTTGACTTCGCTTTTTCTATTGCTTATCATAATTTCTGCCTCACTTTAGTTTGGGCCGGATCAGGAGTGGCCGCTCCTGGTCCGGCCTTTTTCGTAACCAGCGTCCAGGGCGGCACTGAGCTTACTCAAAATATCAAAGCAAACATTGATCACGTCTGATATCTCCCGCTGAATGCGGCGCACCTCGCGCATATCCAACTCTCCATCCTCTGCGGCGCTCTCAATCTCCCGGGCCGCCTCGCCCACCTCGCGCATCAGCTTGGCGCAAGCCTTGAGGCATGCGCTCACATCCATCGGTTCGGCCGGCATGGACATTTCCCGGCTTAAATACTCATACCTGGCCATGGCCCATTGAATGAGCAAAGAGCTGCGCATGGCCACACACAGTTCGGGAACCTTTGAAAAGGTTACAAAATACTCCCTGTCATCCTGCCAGCTTGAGAAAGCCCGGTTAATGATATTCATGCCCAGCCCGATCTTGCCCCCCCCCAGTCTGGTGGGCTGCCAACAGCCATCCGCTTGGCCAAAGGCACCACCGCGTCAAACGGCAGCTTACCCAAATCATCGATACTCATGACGCAATCCTCCATGTTCAAGCCCTTTGTGTTTAAAATTGTTGACATTTTGACGGCGCTTTTCTATTGAATATGCAAAAACATGCAACCTTCAGCTATTATTTTGACCCCTGCCGTTAGGCTCTGGCAAATACTCGGCCGGCACTCCCAGCTCAATAAGCCGCTTGATATGCCAGGGGGTCGATCGCTCGCCCCGGACTATTTTTGATATCAAGCTGCGGTGAATTCCAGCTTTCTCAGCCAATTGGCCTTTGGTCATCCCGCTTTTGATGACCCAAATATCAAAATTCTGTTGACGTTTCATGTCTGTTTTGTCTATCGTTTGACATTCGCGCATAGCTCATTTCCGTTTGTTTCCAAATTTGTTTCCGTGTCGTGCGTCAAAAATTAGTCGAAATAGCTGACACTGTCAATAGATTTGCGCAAAAAATGCAAGATTTTTCATACAAAAATTTTCCTGATAGATTAAGGGAAGTTATTAAGCAATCCGGGTTGAAAGACTCGCAATTTGCGCAAAAAATAGGAATACAAAGAGCAACGCTTAGCGGTTACTTGGTAGGAAAAACGGGCATATCGCAAAAAACCTTAACTAATATTGTTAGGCAATACGGAGTCAACGCCAACTGGCTCTTGACTGGTGACGGCCCCATGTACCGCCATGCGGAGCAAGCCGCGGAGCAGAGCACAGACTATGAAACATCGGACGAGCGCATATACCGCCGCCAGGCCGAGGCCTACCAGGCCCAGAAAGAGTACATGGAATACGTTCTGGAGCAGCTGTCCGCGGCCAATGCTCCGGACGAAATGAAGCAGCAGGCCATTATGGAAATTTTGATGCCCAGCCACTCCCTGCAGGAACGTGAAAAAACAAAAGCCAGGGAAGGACGGAGGGAGGCAAACAACAATCAGGCTGGAAGTGGATAGCCCCAAATGGGTGGATCGTCTATCGAATCGGCCAGAGAGAGAGGTGCAGGGCAGGGTGGCGGGCGCCTGGGGGCATGGTCAAGTCGCGTGGCCTTGTCGTGCTTTTGCCCTGGCAAAGCGCGTATATAATATGCTGGATCCGGCACAAAAGATAAAGGAGAAAGCACCATGACCTTATACGATGATCACGGACAGCCAGTCAACAGAGCATTTTATGCAAAGCGTATAGCTGATCGGGGCGTAGACGAGCTTCTTGGATTATGCAAGGGGGTTATTTGTGATGGAAAAGTCCAGCAAAGCGAAGCTGAATATATCCTAAGCTGGCTAGAGAAAAACAAGGAGGCGGCCCGGAAGTGGCCTTGCAGCATGATCGCCGCCAGATGTTGTGAATACTTGCAGGATGGGCATCTGGATCAGGACGAGGCAGACGATCTCTTGGATCTTTTTTCCCAACTCACAGGCGAAAATCCTGACTTTTGTGCTTCAGTTAATCTATCTACCAGCCTGCCGTTCACCAGACCAATCCCAGAAATAGTTTTTCCGAGATGCACCTTTTGCCTTACTGGCCGGTTCGCCCTTGGTCCCAGGAAAGAATGTGAAAAGGAAATTAAGTCCCTTGGAGGGGTTTTGAGCAAAAACGTAACCATGAAAACAGAATACGTGGTCATCGGCAGCATCGGCTCCGAAGCCTGGATCCACTCCAACTACGGGCGTAAAATAGAAAAGGCCGTAGAATACCGGGAAAAAGGACACAATGTAGCAATAGTGCCCGAGGACTTATGGGTGCAGGCAATGACCGGATAGCCTCACTCCTCCACCTCCACAATTTCCATTTCCTCCTGGCCAATGCCGATGGTGTAGCTGATATACCCCACCTGGAATTGCTCGTCCTGGCCCTCGATCACAGCCGTATCCCCAGGCCGGAGCCACAGATCCACATCGCACCTGTACCGCCTGGTCCCTCCCGCGTAATTGCGGTAGCTGGCTCCTGACAGGGTGACCACATTGGGGTCGGTGGTGGAGACTGTCTTGTGCCCGACCACAGTGATTGACCTGCTCTTTGGCCCTTTGTCCATCCGCAGATTTTCCAGCTCCATATCCACCCGGGCTATCTCCTGGACCTGGATGCTGTCGTCAGCAAACCTCACGCCCTTGTAAAACACCATCTCGCCGTTGGGCCGGGCCAGAATCTCGTCCGCGTAGGCGTCATAATCCGGGACCACAACACTCATGTAGGTTGGCTTGCCATCCCGCCGCCGCATCTGGCAACTGGCGATGGGGATTGTGATGTCTGTCTCACCGTCCGCAGAGCCTGTGAGCATGAACTGGTATATAGTCTGGACTTTGGCTGGGTCAGTTAGCCACTTGTAGGTAGGATAGAGGAAATGAGTAGCCAGCAAGCCCGGGGCAGGAGCAATGATAATGCCCCACCAAACCGACGGATCTTTTGACAGGAAACCAACATCTATCTTGTTTACTATGGGATAAAGAGCTGCTCCGCTTGGATCTTTTGCTTCCAGTCCCGATTTGACAAAGGGGGGCGACAGGCTGCTCAACAATGAAGCATCCCGCGCAAGGAACGCACTGCCTCCAGCCTCAAACGCGCTTGGCACTCCCGCTGCGCTGACATCGCCAACAACCGCAGACTTTCCAATCGGAACCCTGGCTGTGTATGGCTGAGTCTGGGGAAATATGAAATGATTTGCAATCTTGGCTATAAATGGATGGATCTCAACAGGGCTATATTTTGGGCTTAGACCTACCAGGGCGTGTAGGCCCAGGGGGGCGGTCACAGTCACCTGCTCTGCGAAATATATCTCCAGCGTGTTCAGGGTCGGCTTTTCGTCCTCGCTTCCCACAGATAACGTTTGCCTGCATTCCAGCAGCGTATTGTCCGTAGACAACCCATTTGTGATGCTTGGAAGAGAGGCGTCGTTAGAGCACTCATGCCAATCAGACCAGGTTGACCCTCCGTCTGTACTGTACCGGGCTTCAATGACAATTTCTGAATCGCCCGGCTCTTCGGATGTCCACTTGATTATTGAATCCTTGTATGAGTCCAGAGATGAAAGGTCGATGGACGGAGAGACCCTTGTGCCGGAATCCGCATCTGTGTTGATCGTTATCAAGTCCAGAGCTATGTCGCCTTCAAAGGCGCCCCCGCTGTCATGGACGTTCCTAAATCTTATCTTTAAAGCTTGTTCAAACTCTATGCTCTCATTGTTCCACTGATCTCCTTGGTCTCCGGTGCTGCTCCAAATCTCATTCCAGGCATCTCCATCCCACACCTCTAAGTATAAAGTGCCCTGATCATCTCCATATTGATGATAGTAAAAATCTACGTTGCCATTGCTTTTTTCGTCCAGGTCGATTGCAAGGATAGCCTCTTCTCCGCCAGAAAGGCTTGATGTCTCCACATAAACATAGTAAGACCCATCATAGGCACCGCTTGGGCCAGTACCGCTTGACCATGTACTTCCTGAGTTCCTCTCCCATTCATATCCATTACCGGTTTGACCAGAGTCGTTATACCAATCGCCCAGGCTACTTTCAAAGGACTCTTGGTCAAACACAGTCTCTGCTATTGTGAGCCCATCACTGACTGCTTTAAGCTTGGTGAGTGTACCCTCATCAAAGTCAGATTCTGCCTCGTCAACGTCTGCTATGTCATAGGTAAAGACAGTCGCATCTTCGCCGTAATAGTAATCACCATCGCTTATCATCACAGCGCGATAGTGATGAGTCTTGAGTGGAGTAAGCCCCGCGACGGAAATGTTGAACTCTCCGGTGCTTGTCAGCTCCAGAGATTCGGATTCATTCCCGTATGAGTCATCAAGCCCCCACTCAAAATAGACATCAACTGTCTCGGCTCCCTCAAATTTATCCACCTCACCAGTAAGCGTGGCGGATACTGAGGTAATATCAGATGAGCCTCCGGTATAAACGCCCATGCTATGCCTTACAGAGTGGCTTTACGGCCAAGGTGCAAGATGCCGTCAGTATTGAACTGGAGCTTGAAGTCAACGCCTGAGACACTCACATCTGCTGGTGCATCGTCCAGCAGCACATAGGCCAGTAAATAGTCATCTGTGCCTGGCGTAGATCCGTCAACATAAATCCAGGCCAGGCGCATGGACTTAGTGAGCGATGTCCAGGTCACATCATCGGATGCCCATTTGGTGACAGCAGGATCGTCAGTAATGGCAGCAAGGGTTTTGTTGCTTAATGCCATACCACCAGCAGTGTAGCCATCTCCCTCTGCTACCTCATTTGCTGACACGTCATTGAAAAACTCATTGTCGGCATGCTCCCCGCCGTATTCTTCCCAGGTGATGTCGTTGTCGCTGACCTCCTCCCCATCAGTTGTCGGCCATGACGGTTCGGACGTATCAGATGTACCATCATTTTTTGCCCGGTATCTGCGACCATTCCTTGAGGTGGGGACCACAATGTCACCCTCGGAATAGCTCGTTTCTGCTGCCCAGGCAGAATAGGAGGGAGAGAATGTGTCCAGCAAGGCGACCTTGATCGTGTCATTCACCAGATCCAAATCTCCTTGGCCTTTATGCAGCTCAAATGCGTCAACGGCAAAAATGCGTGAACTCATGTTAATTTCTCCTTAATCAATATCTTTGCTTTGAGGTTGCCCTCGGTTAGATCCACGTCCTGTATCGCCGCCTTGAATACGCCTTCTTCAGTCGAAACATAGACCAGGCTGTATGTGCGAAATATATACCAGATTCGGCTGGCCAGATTTACGCTGATATTTTGCTGTGAAATAGTAAACGTCCTGTCTGCATCGCTAAACCCCTGATCGGAAATTGAACACCCACCGTCCAAAGTGGCTTTGCGGCTCATCCGACGGCTATTGCGTTTGAATTCCGACGAAGGTTCCGGGTCTAAGCGGAGATGGCCTAGAAGATCATAAGAAGAGACAGTTATTGATATCATGCTATCACCCTTCAACGCAATCAGTGACTATATTAGTCTTTTTCATTGTGAGTTTATCCACTTCTACCACCTCTCGATCCTCAAACCTCTCACCTTTTCTGTGTGCATAATGTATTCGATCCTGAAAAATGCAAACCTTATAAGCAGGCTCACTGCCATTAAAAAGTAAAAACTGGGCGCCATCTTGCATATTATACATCAAACTATACACACCATGTTTTTCAGTCTTCCCGCTAATCAAAATCTTGTGCGGCTGATCAGGAATATAGCTTATTCTGTAACAAAAGCCGTCTGATAATTTTAGTATACGATGATCTTTCTCATAAAAATGTATTCGAGGACCAGCTTTTTCATACGTAAAATACACCAACCTCCTTGAGTCAGTGAACCCAGAAAATGTTTTCACTTCTTCTTGCACTCGAACATCTCCCTTTATTAGATCCCCTAGTGAATCTGCAAACAGAGAGTAAAGCTTCAAAAACCTCTGATCTTCGCTCACACCATGTCCAGATATGAAAGACAAAATCACACCACCATCGTCTGTCTCAGAAATCGTGGGGCTACACTCAATCGCACAATCATCCATACCAGTAAAGACTTTCTCATCTACACTGCCTACGCTTATTCTAATCTTCCAGGGAGCCATCCATTTACAATATAAAAAAACAGACTTTCCTTGCACTATATTCTCAAATGGCATGTGTGTGTTCATTGTGGCTCCTTGGGGCAATATCTTTCATCTTGACTCCATTTCAAATTCGCATGTCCATCATCATAAGTGTCAAGACCTTCTGTACAAACTATAATCGCCATAAACCCATCATAAGAAAAGTTGGATACAAACCTAGTAGGCAGATCAAGCAGCTCTCCACTATCTTTATCTACATCACCTGCTATATCATGAAATTGAGGATACTCCCACTCCAAAACTCTCCAAGTTGTGTCCAGCGCCGTAGGTCCCTTATATCTATATGGGTCTAAATCCCATATTGGGTTGTCTTCTTCGTGAACTATCTCTCTAGCTATAATCCAACAACAAGCACACGGTTTCGGTTTTTCTACAAAACCCACCACCTTCGGAGAATCCCAGCTCTGATTCTCAAACTTGACCACAACTTTGTCACCTTCCTTAAAAGCAACTGCATTGCAAGTCATGTACTCAACGGGGCAATCCTTAATACTGGTAAAACCCCTATTCCCATCTATTTCCTCTTTGCCCAACTTAAACTTATACTCATCCAGATCTACACTCACAGCATTATTTTCGAAATCTACATCCGTCACCGTACCAGTCCTGGTTATAGGCCGCCAGACCTTCCACCCCGGCTTTATTGCAGTGTTAAAATATGCCTGCTCTGGCCTGCTAACCTTGGATGGCTGTTGTATGCCATCCCGCTCTGCGCTGTATGCAGCATTGCCTTCATATCCCGGCTGGATCTGGACTGTGCCATCGGGATGTTCAACAGTGCCAACTTCATCGCCGACGTTGAGATCCTCGGTTAAATCCTCGCACCAAACCTCAAGTTCTTCGGCTGTGGTCTCGATGGACTCCAGGTACTCCAGTTGTTTTTTTGTGGACTCAAGTTCCAACTGAGCCGACAGCTGCTTCCTCGTTGCCTCGACTATCTGCGTATACACGACATTTGCTTCGTTGATATACCCCTGTGTGGTAGCAACCGCCTCCGATACACTAAGACTTTCCATACTTGTAGGGTCTCTGGAATAATCTGACAACACCTCATCAAAATCAGCCATATCTTCCTCTGTTATGTCTGATATAGAAGCTTCAGCTTCTCCTTGTAAATAGGAGTAGTCGGATTCAAGACTGCTTAGGTCGCTTTCTAGCTTCGGAATTTCGCCTTTTTCAAGCTCAGAGATTCTGTCTTTGGCGTCCTGTATTCGTCCCTCCAGATCAGATGAGGTATAATCAAGCTTGATCTTGTATTTACCCTCTCCTTTATTTTCTTTGATCACTGCCTTACCCATTTTATCCACCAATGCCAAGCAGAAATTCTTGTTCTTCTTCGGCTACCTGCATCTGCACAGTTTCTAATATCTTGAACATGAACGCCTCTAGCTCAGGCTGAAGTCCATCGCCATTAACAGTTATGAGGGGTTCATCAGACGACATCCTGGAAGACCTTGCTTCCATAAGTGCCACCTCAGCGTTGATGAGTTTTTTCTGCTGCTCAAGAGCTTCCTCCCGCAGGTCTAACTCTCGTTCAATACCTTTTCTTAAATCCAACTGTGCAAGCGGTCCTACATCAGGCATGGCCTCAGCCATAGAGCCAATAACATCTGCACTGCTCTCAAACACAGTATTGAGCGACGTAAATGCCGCCTCTACCTTCTTGGCCTCAGCCTCCACCTGAGCGATCTCAAGCTTAGCCTCCCACTCGATCTGTGACTGCATGATCTCGGACTGATTGTCCATATAAGACATCAGACCTTCGGTAGCACTCTCCAGGGCCGTGGTATCTATCTCAGCCTTCATTTGGAAATAGCCTTGTGCAGTCTCAGCTATGGCCTCAATCTTGGCAGTCTCGGCCTCCAGCTCGGCTTCATCAAGGGAAGCCTTGATTTCCATTTCTTTTTCGGCTGGAACCTTATCTTCTATCTTGTCCTTTGTTTTCTCAGCTGATCCTTTATCATCAACTTTTACATCAGTATCTTTTTCTTCTGGGAGACCATCAATACCATCCTCAGTTTCTTTAATAGTCCCTTTGTCATCAACTTGCATTAAAAGGGCAACGTCACTTGGAATGCCGGTAATAGCCTCATGTATATCGACTACTTCATCTTTTGCGCCTTCTGCGTCGTCTCCAACGCTTCTAAGCCAATCTCCCAAATCTTCAATATCCTTGACTGCATCATCAAGTGGAACACCTGGAATCTTGTTAAACGTTTTAAGCAAATTCTCCGCTATCTTCAATGGCACCGACAACGCTGAAGCAAACAAGTCTAACGGTCCATCAAGGCCCAAAAAAGAGTCTGCCAAGTCATTTACGTTATCTACAATATCCAGGACAATTTTAGCAAAAGGAGTCGCTATCTCCACAGAAGTACCAAAGAATTCGATAAGTCCACTACCAGTGTCAACAACTCTCTGAATAGCCTCGGCTAGTCCCTCAAGAGTAGTCAAATCCAAATCGTCAAAAAGACCACCAAATGCCTCCCCAACACTTCGTATAGAATCAGCCAAGGGGTCCCAATCCACTCCCTCCATGGCCTCAGGCATGGCTTCGGCAATAGCCTCAAGCTCTTCTGACAAGCCCTCGGCCAGCTCATTGAGCATGGAAAAGAACGGATCAAGCGCCCCCTCATCCACAGATGTTTGTAGGGCATTGACAATATCTGTCCCGCCCTCCACGGCCTCTGTGGCAGCTATCTTGAACTGATCGCCGATCACAACAGAAAGGTTCGTCCAGGCCTCATTCCATCGATCTAACTGCTTTTCAGCGCTATCAAGCTTAGCCTGCAACTCCTCTGTGACCGACCCGGCGCTATTGATGGCTGTCTCGTAGACAGCCCCAGCCTTGTCGTATGAGTTCATGGTGGCCAAAAACTTGGCGCTGTGCTCGGCACCTGCAATCTGCTGGGCGACAAAAGTTTTTTGGCTTGGCTCCAGATTCTGAAATGCCTCGGCCACATCATAGAGGATATCCCGACCGTCCCGGAGCTCTCCATTACTGTCAGTCTGAGCTACGCCCAGAGTTTCCAGGCCATCCGCCACCCGGCTGGTGTCGCTGACCAAGTTGTTTAAGATTTTGGCAAATGCAGTCCCGACTTTTTGCCCATCCTGGAATTTCTCGATTGCAGGGACCAGGAAGCTGGACATTTCTTCAAATGACAACCCCATGGCGTCAGCAATAGGAGCCACCCGGCCCATGGCCTCAGTCAGTTGGCCTACGCTGGAGGCATAGTTGTTGGATATCTCGTTGGCTACATCGAGTTTGCTCCGGGCATCGTCCACTTCCAGCCCGAACCCCTTCATAATCTTGGTTAAAGTCTCTGTGGCCTGGGCTGCATCCAGTTCAGAGGTATACAGGAGGGCAATGGATTCCTCGGCTAACTGCGTGGCTTCGTCGATGTCGTAACCGGCCTGCACCCAGCCAGCTATAGACTCCACAATCTCTTTCGAACTTACACCATACTGGTTTGACAAGTTCATGGCCGCAGTCTGGGCAGTCTCAAGTTTGCCAGGATGGCTACCCAAGACTTTTTCCAGATCAACCATGGCACTTTCAAAATCCACAGCCTGGTCATAAGCCTCCTTAAGACCAGCACCTACCAATGCAGTAATGCCGGCACCCACAGCAGCAATGACCGCGGCAACCTTGGCACCTTGCTTTGCAACACCAGCAAAGCGGGTATTCAGGCCGCCAAGACGGTCATCGACTTGCCGGATCTGGCGTGATGCTTTATCCTCGCCATTGAGGATGATGTCGATTGTCTTTTGGAGGTTGCTCACAGATTATCTCCTTGGAGCATATTCCTGAAAATACTTTTTCTCTGCTTTCAACCTACACGCAATTGCATCATCTATGCTCATAAAATTCCCAAGATAAACACATTTTCCGTGCAAACATATTTGAGCTTTCCATCTCTTGTTTCTCTTGCACCAAATTACTCCAGTAAAGCCAGATGTATTATCTTTTCTTTTGCTCAGATTTCTTAAGTTTTCTGAATGTTTGCATATTCTTAAATTGTTTTTTCTATTGTTTAATCTGTTTCTGTCAATGTGATCTACTTCGCTTTCATTAGGGGCGTTGATTAAAATCCTATGCAATTTAAATCTTTTGTTTCCCAAGTCAGTGATAACATCGCCATTATTCATTAAGCACCATTTATATTTACTAACCCTTTCAGCGTCTTCTTTGTCAATTATTGCTTCAGCAACTTTTTCTTGTTTCATGTTGTATAAACAAATCACGGCATAATTTTTTTTGTAAATTATTTCATTTGGATCATGCCTTGTTCTTTCAAGCAATTTTCCATGTTTTCTTATTTGCGTATAGTGTTTCTCGCAATATCCACGTCCAAAATGTTTATTCTCACATCCCTCAACCAAGCATGTCTTTTTACTCATGCCACTCTCCCTAAGTGTCCCGTTATTATAAAGGGGCAAGCAGGTGGGATTTGCCTGCCTTTCGGTGATCAGCCTAGCCCCTAAAATTTATTCACCTATTTGCATTCCGTTCAGCATACCAATCTTCCCAAAGCAACATCTCCAGTGTGGTCAGATACCCCTGTGGAAACAGATCCGGCCTCACTTCGAAGAGGAATCGTCCTCGCTGGTGGCAGAGGGCGAGGGCTGCTCGGACTTCTGGGTCTGCTTGGAGTTCTGCTTTTTTTTTACCTGGCGGCCCTGGCCGGTGAGTTCCATAATCTTGTTCGTCAGTTGGTAAAACTCTACCGGAAAGGACTCGGCAAACTTAACGGACAACTCGTGGTCCATGTCAGGATCAACCGTCCCCAGGGTAAACTGCTCCAGCCGCTTGGCCAGATCATTTGGCACCGACTCGCTGACCCCCAGCATCTCCCGCATAGCCTGGATTTTTTCCTGCTGATTGCTGCTATGCAGGGCCTCGACGACAGAACTGATATTTTTATTCCGCTGTACGGCCTCATTGCACCGGGCCAGTTCTTCGGCTGTGAGCCCGCGCACGATAAACACGGGCTCACCTTCCTCGAACCACTCCTTGAGATCCGGGACCGGAACAGATTCTGTCCGGTCCTCGAATTTGGCTTTACGAAATGACTTTACATCAAATCCCATTAGCTAGACTTCCTTTCACTGGCCTCGGTTGAGCTGATAGTGAATGAAGCAGTCTGGTTGCCAGAGGCCGGGTTGGCTGGGGTAAATCCCAGCTTGCCTTGGCAGAGAACGTATGGTGACTTGTTGCGATCAGGGAAGAACTTAAACCACAGTACCTTATCCACATATCCTAGGATCATGTCCGTGGCATTGTCCTTCATCATGGACTCAAAACTTCCCTGCCCCAGAGATGTTGACCGGCTGCCAACGGTTGCCCCATAGACCTGAGTCGAGGATACGCTGTGACTGTTGACCGGGGGCACAAAGTCATATGCGTATGGCTGCTCCACCATGGCATCCTCTGCGCTGTAATAGGTGGCATACACCTCCTTGGTCTCTTCGGTCGATCCGTCATCGTCGCTATGTATAGTAGGCAGGGCAGCATTAAACTCTACCTGACCATCCAGCATGTTAACATCCCATGTTGGAAAATCAGCCAACTCTTTATGAGTGTTTGGCACCTGCTTGATCTGATCCGAAGTAAAAACGGCAGCCGTGCTGGAGGTCATGTGGACCTGTCCGATCTTGATAGACCCGGTGGGAATCCAGGGAGGGCCGCCGCCTGCACCGCGCTCAGATGAGAACGTAGTGCCTGTGGCCTCTGCCCCTTCCACCTCGGCTACCGCCCCAGAGCTGTTGATGATTATGGAGCTGATTTTGGCATTATCACCGGTGGGCCGGGTCACAGCAAAGCCGGACTCGGCGGACACAGATGTCAGCTCCCCCGCCAGCCAGCAGGTCAGAGCAGCCACGTCCACGGTGTCGTCAGAGCTCCCCGGGGTAATGTCGCCGCCGGTGAGCAGGCCATTAGGCCGCACCTCGGCTTCATATTCGCTTTGCCCGGACCACAGGCCGTCGCCAGAGGTAAAGGTTTGGTTGTCCCCGTCGTCAGTCAATTTGGTCCAGTCTTGAAACTCCGGGATAGTTTCAAACATGAGCTTTGCATTTTCAGCAGATCCTACTTGTGCCATGGTTTATCTCCTATAAGTTCGTTTGTGTGTACGGATCACCGATGTTGGTACTATATTGAATCTCGATGTCTATTTGCACCGAGAGGGCCTGCTCCATTTTGTCCGGCCATGTTTCTACCCCGCCGTTGGTATACCGCAGATCGTCAATCCTGCTGATATTGTCCCGGCCCCCAATGACCGTGTTGATAAGATCACCCAGCACGATTTCTGCCAGCTCGCCGGAAGTATAGCTGCCCATGACCTGGAGCGAATAGATCGAGACCAGCATAGTCATTTGCTGCTCCCCGTACCGACGCTCTGCTGACTCCATGCCTGGGAGGACCAAAATGCAGGGCACAATGTTGTCTCGAATGATCGTCTCCGGGTCTCTGCGGACATCTCCATATCCAGATAGAGTCTCCAACTGGGTCACGAGATCCTGGATAATAAGCTCACGTATTGTATCAGCCACTTAGTTTCGCCTTGTGTTTGTCAAGTATGTGCTGAACTTGGTGCGCCAACTCTTTTTCCATCCGCTCGCCCGCCCCGACCTCGATCTTCTTTATGACTTCGGGCCGGGCCATTATCTCCTGGATGTGCGGGCCGTACAAAGCTTCGACCGGAAATCTGTACTGCCGGGGTAGCGCCCCGTAGGCCAGATTGGGATCTTTTTTCTTGGTGCCTATGTGTTGAGCACCGGGCCCTGTCTTTTTGCGCCAGCCGACCAAACGATTTTGATTCTTGCCCACAAATATGAAAGCTCCAGGGATCGTCTTACGGCCCCCAGACTTAAGCACCTTGACCGATACACCCTTTTTCCCCTGCTTTGCCCCGTACTGCATCAAATTGATTGAATCGCCGGAAGATGAAACCTGCCCGCTCAGGTCCGTCTTGCTGGCCTTATATACCTTAATGTCCTTCTTGACTCGCTTTTGCTTGAGATTGAGCACCTTGGTCGTTTCCCGGGCCATGTCTGTTTTAATACCGGTCAGGCTCCGGTTTATAGCCCGCATGATGGCGGTCCTGGCTCCGTTTTTAACATCCCGCAATGCCCAGGCCACAGCGTCAACGTCTGATTTGTCCAGCCGGATATTGAGCGATTCGTTGCCATACTTTGGCATTACACCCTCACCATCTGCTTTGTCAGGGCCAGGGTTGCCCCCAGGCTATCCCTGCTCACGATATCGCCTACCTGATACGTCACCCCATCCAGGACCACCGTATCCCCCTGCTTGGGTTCGGCAACCTCGGATGACCGCACATCGATTGTCGCCGCTGCTACCCATACCTCGGGGTATTGCTCAATGGTGGTGTCGTAGCCCTGAATGCACACCGTAACCTCTGCCCCGTTGTAAGTGGCTTGAGCCCCAAAGACATCATAAAGGCGGTCCTGGGCTGGGGAGAA